AGCTATACAAGGTACCATAGATGGTACTAACTGGATAAGTATAAGTACTAGGTTTCAAAATCCTGCCAATACTGTTATCGCAAGTATTATTACTGCAACAAATAGTATTTTGATAGGAGATGTAACAGGATTTTATAAAGTAAGAGTAACAGCTACTGCATATACAAGTGGTGCAGCCGTTGCTACACTATCACTATCTACTGGAGCCGGAATTCCTGCCATTATAGGCACGATTAATACAGTTGCTGCAATAACCTCAGCAAACCTTGGTATTCCAGGAACTGTTGCAGATGCTACCAGTGGAACAATAAATACCAACACTACTACCGCTGCTGTTACACCAACTTTTGGATGCAGTTACGAAGTTAATATTCCAATAACATCAGTAACTGGTACAACACCTACTTTAGATGTTGTAATTCAGGAAAGTGATGATGCTGGTGCAAACTGGTTTGACGTATATCACTTTGAGAGAATTACTGCAACAGGTATTTATCGTAGCCCTAAGATGCCATTAACAGGTAACAGAGTTAGATATATACAAACAGTAGGCGGAACATCACCAAGTTTTGTACGACTTATTAACCGTCTACAGTCATCAGATACAGCCACGCCTATTAGAAGATTCTTTGATAGAACCCTAAATAGTGCTCAGGCTCTTAATGCTACAACTGGTTCTGTTACTATGGGTAACCCTAGTAAGAATGTACAGTTAATTATTTCTGCCGGTGCTATTACTACTACAGCTCCTGCATTTAAGGTACAAGGGTCAGAAGATGGAGGCTTAAGCTGGTACGACCTACCTGGAGCAACATTAACTGCTGTTGCATCTTCTGCTGTACAAGTATCAGTAACTAATATTAGAGCACCAATACTGAGAGCGATTGCAACTACTGCTGGTGCCGGTGCTACTCTAAACTATATATGCATTAAGACATATGATTAAGGATTAACAATAGATGATTGTAAGCAGAGCAGACATCCCTTCGGATGTAATTATACAATATCCAAACGCCTTTATGAGGGTTCCGATTGCAAATTATCTGAGAGAGTTAGAGATAGATCCTCTACCCTCTCAGATAGCTCTTGTAAATGGAATAAACAACCCCAAATATCGTTTTGGGTGCGCTGCTCTATCACGTCGTCAAGGTAAAACTTATATAGCAAACGTTGTGGGCCAGGTAGTTTCATTAGTACCTGGCTCCAATGTTTTGATTATGGCCCCAAACTATAATCTCTCTAGTATTTCATTCGATCTACAGAGAACCTTAATCAAACGATTTAATCTAGAGGTTGCTAAAGATAATGCAAAGGATAGAGTAATCGAACTTTCTAATGGATCTACCGTAAGAATCGGTTCCGTTAACCAAGTCGATAGTTGCGTAGGTCGTTCCTATGATCTTATTATCTTTGACGAAGCCGCCCTCACAGACGGACTCGAAGCCTTCAACGTCTCGCTAAGACCTACACTAGATAAACCTAATTCTAAAGCACTATTTATCTCTACCCCTCGTGGTAAGAATAACTGGTTCTCAAAGCTATATGAAAGAGGATTCTCTGATGAGTTCCCACAGTGGTTTTCAGTAAAAGCTACATGGAAAGATAATCCGCGCATGACAGAAGAAGACGTAGCAGAAGCTCGTAAGTCTATGTCAGACGCAGAGTTTAGACAAGAGTATGAAGCCGATTTCTCCATCTTTGAAGGAAAGATCTGGCAGGTTAAAGAAGATTGTATAAGAGAATTCAAAGATACACTCAATCTTAAAAAGTGCGACATATTTGCCGGACTCGACCTCGGATTCAGAGATCCTACCGCATTTGTAGTAATGGCCTATTGCTGGGAAGACGAAACCTTCTATGTTTTAGATGAGTATCTAAACAACGAAGAAGTTACTTCTGGACACGCAAAAAACATACAAGAATTAATGGATAAGTGGGGAATTGATCAGATATACATCGACTCCGCTAACCAGCAGCAAAGATATGACTTTGCACAAGAATATGATATTGCAACCCTAAACGCTAAAAAGTCCGTTTTAGACGGTATTGGTTATGTCGCATCTCTTGCAGATAATGACAAGATTGTAATAGATCCAGAACTAAAACAGGTACTGTACGCAATTGATCAGTATCAATGGGATCCAAATCAAAGTTTACAAAAAGAAAAGCCACTACACAATGATGCGTCCCACATGGCCGACGCTATTAGGTACGCGCTTTATAGCTATAAGACTAGCGTAGGAGGTTTTTAATGTACGTTATATACCAACAAGAGAGCCTAGTTATTCCTGCTGTAGTAACTGGCACAAAGTCACTCATATCAGGAGTAACAGCAGTACTAAAACGCTCAAACAGAGGCGAAGTACCACTAGAGTCAGCTACAGTGCTCAAAACATTCACTGTCTCAGATTATACTAGTACAGAAGTAGCTCAAGGTTATCTATTTACTCTATCGAATACAGACTCTTTAACTCCAGGTGTATATTATGTTAATTTCGAATACATTGTAGGAGGACTAACTTTTAAGGGAGTTCCTAAGAAAGTTACAATTAAGGAAAGCGTAATATGATAGAACTACTGGATAGGCTAGAGCCAGCAGCAAAAATTGACTGGGCTCCATATACTATGTCAGCCCAAATAGATTGGCTACACTCCGATAAAAGAGTGTTAGAAAATCCAGATCAGGTCTATCCTTCCAGTGGGCCAAGTACTATAATTCCGCAAGCTATATTTACTATAGTTAATTATGTATGGGAAAGTGTAGGGTGGTAAAATGGCAGATGTAAAATTTTTTAAAGTAACAACACTCCCAGCAACTCCAGTAGCAAATGCTATTTACTATGTACAAAATGGTAGTTATATAGATCAATATGTTACTGATTCTGCCGGAGTAGCTAAAAAAGTAGGTAATACACTAATGATTCAGGAACTAACGCAAAATGTAAATGCAGGTTTCTTTACCTAATAAGGTATTTTCGTACCAAGTGTAATTTGCACCTTGACTTTATCCCCTTAAAATAATATAATTGCAGAAGAATAAAAGGAGACAAAAAATGTCCGGAACAACTCTGCTTCGAGACCCTATCAAATATGTAAGGGATAGAGCAAAGTCTAGATATGAAAAAGCCTCTCAATGTGAAATTTGTGAAGTAACAGAATCGCTTGATTTTCATCATTATTATACAATGACTCCATTGTTTAATCAATGGTGTAAATCAAAAGGTTATACAGTTAAAACAGTAGACGACATTTTGAAAATCAGAGACGAATTTATACTTGAAGAAGAAGATAAAGTCTATAATCAAACTGTAACGTTATGTCACGATCATCACTTGAGACTTCACAGTGTCTATGGTAAAGATCCTGCTCTTTTTACTGCTGATAAGCAGAAAAACTGGGTGAAGATCCAAAAGGAGAAATATGAAACTAGGAAGTTGGCTAGTTGAGAAACTAAACCCTGGTCAGCGCTGGGTCTCCTATATGGAGCCTCAAAGTCCTAGTACTGAGCCAGAACGCACTTACATTTATTTTTATGAAAACTTAGAAATTGTTAATCGCGCGCTCAATATGATTATTGATGATGCTGCTGAGATAAATTTCAAAGTAGGCTCTGACAAGGTTGGATTTCCAAAAATAAACGGAGTAAAGAAGAAGACGGTAGAAACATTATTAAATGTTCAACCTAATCCTTTCCAAGACATTCATTCGTTTAGACGAAATATGTTTATGGACTTGCTTATTGATGGTAACATTTTCCTATATTGGGATGGGCAGCACCTATATCAGCTACCTGCTAATAAGGTAACTATCTACTCAGACGAGAAGACATACGTTGAGAAGTATACGTTCCAAGGAACTATAGATTTCAAAGTAGAAGAAATTATTCATATCAAAGACAACAGCGCCATCTCACTTTATAGAGGCGCCTCTAGACTTAAACCAGCTTTACGAACAATGAAGTTGATGAAGTCAATGAGAGATTTCCAAGATAACTTCTTTACAAACGGGGCTGTGCCTGGGCTAGTAATTAGAAGCCCAGATGTGTTAAGTGCTCGTATTAAAGAAAGAATGAAAGAAGATTGGAAGACTTCATACAGACCGCAGTCAGGTGGACGTAATCCACTGATCTTAGACGGGGGTATGGAAGTTGATTCCATCAGTAATATTAGTTTCAAGGATTTAGATTTTACTACTTCCATTGAGTCAAATGAAAAAATAATTCTAAAAGCTTTAGGCGTTCCACCTGTCTTAGTTGATAGCGGAAACAATGCTAATCTAAGACCAAACCACAGACTTTACTATCTAGAGACGATTATTCCTATTATTAAGAAGGTCAACTCTGCAATGCAAATGTTCTTCGGTTTCGAGATCACAGAGAATGTATCTGGAATACCAGCTTTACAACCAGAATTAAGAGATGAAGCAGCCTACTATTCTACACTAGTTAATGGTGGTATTCTTACCGCTAATGAAGCTAGACAAGGAATGGGAAGAGACATACTACCTGGACATGATGATGTACGTATACCTCAGAATATCGCAGGAAGTGCAGTGGATCCTTCGCAAGGGGGCGCGCCGCCTCAAGATAATACAGGAAACAATTAAATGACTAGACGAACAAGTATCGTAGAGCAGGTTGGCGCTTATTTTGCCTCTAAAGGTAAAGTTCTGACTGCTGAAGAATATAAGTCCGCAGATGATGTTCCAATTAGATTTCAACTCTTAAAGAGAGGAATAGGATCATGGTCTCGGTTAATCAATATGATTGGTGATATTAAGCAGTATGAGGGTTCTACATCAGTACCAGCTAATCCTTCCTCACCAGCTCCTTCAACAGAAGAGCCAGTCGCCACTGTAGTTGAGACACCAGCAGTTAAGCCAGTAGTCGAAAAGACTAAAGGAGCTTAATAATGGCCAAAGTAGGTGGAGAAGAGATTGATCTAACTCCTACCGATGGTATGGCCAAGGAAGCTCAAAAAGCACTTGATTGGAGAAAAGATGGTTTTGACGGAGGTACTCCGGTAGGACTTGCAAGAGCGAGACAACTTGTTAATAAGCAAGAACTATCACCAAGTACGGTACGTAGAATGCATAGTTTCTTCAGTAGACATGAAGTGGATAAACAAGGACAGGGCTTTAAGCCTGGTGAGCCGGGTTTTCCATCTAATGGTAGAGTTGCTTGGGCACTTTGGGGTGGAGACCCCGGTCAAACATGGGCTAGAGCAAAATCAGCAACATTAGATCGTCTTGAAGGTAAAAGTATTGATTATACAAAAGACTTTACCGAAGAAGAAGACGTGGAAGAAAAAGCAAAACCAAAGGATTTAAAACTTGGGGATTTTGTACAGTGGGACTCCTCAGGAGGAAAAGCAAAAGGTAGAATAGAACACATAATGAGAGAAGGTGTTCTTGGTATACCAGGCAGCACGTTCTCCATAGAAGCTACAAAGGAAGATCCAGCAGCTCTTATTAGACTTTATAAAGATAAAAGAGAGACAGATACCTTAGTTGGACATAAGTTTTCTACCTTAACCAAAATTGCACCTATCACTGGAAAATCACTAGATGATAGCATGGAAGAGGAAGTAAATACAGATTTTGGGGCGTCGTGTCCTGCTGCTACACATGATGCCGAATTAAACATGGCAAATCACCTTGTAGCTATTAAGCAGGCTAATTTAGGTCCAGCGGACCCAACAGCCCCAAGTGATGCATACTGGTCTTTTATGGCAGAAAAATGGATGGTCTCAACAGACGAAGCCAGAGTTCGCCAGTGCCAAAATTGTGAGTATTATAATAACTCACCAAAAGTTCTAGACTGTTTAAAGTCTTCTACTCTTAAGGCATCAGATCTTCCAGTTACTCCTAAATGGACAGATGTTTCAGTACCGAGTGGTTATTGTACTAAGTGGGATATTACCTGCACAAGTATAAGAACTTGCTCAGAATGGGAAGCAGACCAAGAAGAAGAGGAACTAAATGATATGGGTGATTCTGAAGAGAATGGACATATAAACGAGCCACTAGGAGGTGGACCAAACCTTGATGATATGCTAGTACCACTAAGTGCAGTTAAACCTGTCACTAAAATGTTTACTTTCGATACAACATTAAAGGCTGTGGACACCGGTCAAGATGGGGAACTAAAAATTGAAGGGTATGCAAGTACTACTGCAATAGATAGATCCGCAGATGTAATTTTAGCTAGTGCATGGACAAAGTCCGGCGGGCTAAATAACTTCCAAAGAAATCCAATCCTTCTGTTTAACCACAACTATGATAAGCCAATCGGTAAAGTAGTTGCAATGGGCACGGATAGCAAAGGACTTAAAATTAACGGCGTAATTAGCAAAAGTGCTGGAGACGTCTATAATCTTGTTAAAGAAGGCGTATTATCAACTTTTTCTGTAGGCTTTATGATTAAAGATGCAGAATATGATAAACAAAACGATGGATTAATTGTTAAGGACGCAGAACTTCTTGAAATATCAGTGGTATCAGTACCATGTAATCAAGACGCTACATTCTCTGTAGCTAAATCATTTGATAGTCAAAAAGACTATCTCACTTTTAGAAAACAATTCGAAAATGCTCTAGGTGGTCAGCCTCACGCTGAAACCGGAGGCTCATCAGAGGGCGCTGAAATGGCGTCAAGGAAAATAAAAATGGACGACGAAACAATTAACGCACAGATTCAAAAGGGCATTGCAGCTGCAATGTCAGCAAAGGCTGCCGAAGATGCAGCTGCTGCACAGAAAGCTGCTGACGAAAAGATTGCTAACGAAAAGATCGTAGCACAAGTTATCGCATCTTCAGAAGAAAAGCTATTCGCAGAACTAGAAAAGCGCTTCAAGAATGACAACACAGACCTAAACACAAAGCTAGAAGGTCTACGTACAGAACTAGCTGAAAAGTCAACTGAACTACAAAATATTGCTAACAGCAAGCGTGTATTTGCCGATCGTGGCACCACCAACTCATGGCAGAAAGACTTCGCTCAAGAAATTGATGATGCATTCCTACTAGGTCGTATCACAGGCAAGGGCTATAACACAGACTTTGCAAAGAACGTACTAGAAAAGGTTAACACAATGTCATCTATTCAAGTATCAGGCGATAGCTTTGAGCGTGAAGTTTCAATCAATATCGAACGTGACATTCAACTAGAACTAGTTCTAGCTCCTATGTTCCGTGAAATTGCAATGACAACTGCAAGCATGGTTCTACCAATCATGCCAGATACAAACTATGCAACAATCACTGGTAACGCAGCACTTCCAGGTACAGCAGCAGCTGGTACTCTTGATTCACGCGGCGTTGCAGTAGGTTCAGAAGATGGTATTGCACTAACAGAAATCGAACTACGTACAATCAAGATGATTGCTAAGAGCTACCTAGGTAATGAAACAGAAGAAGATACAATTCTTCCAATTCTTCCACTACTACGCGAAGGCATGATCCGTCAGCACGCACGTGGTGTTGAAAACCTAATTCTACTTGGTGGACATGCTGATGGTGCTTATTCCTCAGTAACCGCTGCTGTAGGTCTTCTAAAGTATGCCTCAACACAAAGCCGCACAGTAACTGCAGCCGGTACAGCAACTCCTCTAACAGCAGCTGCTCTACTCGGTCTACGTAAGAACATGGGTAAGTATGGTCTACGTCCAAATGACGTCGCATACGTAGTCTCACAACAGGGTTATTTTGAACTACTAGAAGATGCTGAATTCCAGGACTTCAACCTAGTTAACACTCTAGCTACAAAGCTAACTGGTGAAGTAGGTCAGATCTTCGGTTCATCCGTAATGGTCTGTGACGAATTCCCAGCCGCTGCAACAGGTAAGTACTTCGCGCTAGCCGTTAATACACGTAACTTCGTTGTTCCACGTCAGCGTGGTGTAACAGTTGAGAGCCAGTACCTCGTTGAAAATCAACATAAGGTTCTTGCAACAACTCAGCGTCTTGGTTTCAAGGAAATCATTCCTAACGCTAAGTCAGTTATCGGTCTTAAGTACGCTTAATTCTAAATTAACTGGGAAGGGGGTTGCTGCTACCAGCAGCCCCCTTTCTTATTAGGAGGAAATCATGGGAGCACCACTAGTAACCTTAGAAGACTATAAAACTTATAAGAAAATTACTAAAACAGATGCCGATGTTGAACTTCAATACATCATTGATTCTGTAAATGTTCTTGTAAGAACATTTGTTGGTCACTCTATTATAGATTACTATTCGACTCCTATTGTTGAAGTTTTTAACGTAAAACAAGGACAATCAGGCCTACAGCTAAATGAATGGCCTATTATACAAATAGTAAGTATAGAAAGTAGAGGCGACTACGACCAAGCGTATACTGTTATGGATCCAGCAGAATATCATGTTGACCCATCTGTAGACTGTGTATTTATACACGGAAAATCCGCATATTGGCCAGAAGGGTATGGATCAACAAAAGTTACTTATAAAGCAGGGTACGCAACAGTACCTCTTGATTTAAGACTAGCTTGTTTAGACTTAGTACACCACTACTATAAGGAAGAGTACAAAGAGCGCCGACAAATTGGTAATGCCTCTATTGATAATACAAATAGATCATCCATGTCCTTGGCTAGCGAATGGCCAATACATATTATCAGAATATTGGATATGTATAGGAATATATAATGTCTAAACAGAAACTCGAAAGTTTGCTAGATAGAATAATAAAAGAGGCTGAAGAAGATGAGAGCTTCCGAGCTGTTTTAAACACTAAAGAGCATATTTATACAGTAATATTAGAAAGCCTAAAAAAAGAAATAAAAGAGCAACTATCTGGTATTAGTGACTCTCAAAAAATACAATTCGATTTAGCAGATGTAGATAGTGAGTTAGATAAGGCAGTCCAGAAATACTATGATGCTCTACATAAGAGGTTCACTGATTACAAGCCTAGAGAGTACCTTAAAAATATAGATCCTATAGCTGGCGGATTTGAGTTATCTCTAAGGAATAAAGAGACTAAAGGCCTTGGATCAGTATTTGATAGAATAGACGATCTTAGGAAAAATCCGTTAACTGACCTAAAAAGTGAAGTAAAAAATATAGTACTATCTTCAATGAGCTATAAAACTAACAAGGATAGTAGTAAATATAAAGAGCTACAAACTAGAATATATGGCACTGCTTATGAAAGAACTTATTACCCTACTGATCCTAATAGTACAAAAGGACCAAAAACTGTTACGCAATATAGTGGTGGTCTACTTGAAAAAGGTCACTTAGAAGGATATAGCGTAATTGAAAAAGAACTAGAACCACTTCTTAGGGAAGCACAGGATATACTATCTGGTGTTAAAAATAATGTAGTTGCCAAACAAATAAAGGTAGCAGAATTAAAAGCTTTCGTTAGCCAAAAATTATCGGGTAAAGATATTAAACAGACGACTATTAAAGTAAAAATCTTTGATCAGGGAGCAAGAAAAAATAATGCCCAATCTCAAGTAGAAAGACGATTAAGAGAAGATTTTTATAACGCTATATTAACAGCTACAGATAATGTAGACTGGGCAAACGAAGAATCATCTCCTAGTCCAGTACAAAAAGTTAGAGGTAGACTACATTTAGCGGCCAAATTAGCGGGCGCATCTAAATACGATAGAAAAGCAATTGCAGCAGCTCTTAATAATGCGCCAAGCCAAGCAGCCAAAACAATAGTGGGTACTAGCAGTAGCAGTAGGTCTAAAGAATCTTTAAAAGGTAAAAAACTAAAAACTAAAGGCTCCACTACTTCAGCGCCTACTAACACGACTAATTGGTCTTCATTAACTGCTATAATTAATCAGAAACTGTCTCAGCAAGTAGCTAACAATATGGGTGCACCCGGATTAGTTTATAGAACTGGTAGACTAGCTAATAGTGCTAAAGTAGTTAATGTAGAAACTACAAAAGATGGATATCCAAGCATTGTATTTGACTATCAAAGAGCACCTTATGATGTATTTGATAGAGTAAAAGGATCAGCACCATGGAATACTCCAGCAAGAGACCCAAGAGCCCTAGTTGATAAATCTGTAAGAGAAATCGTACAGGAGATGGCAATTGGTAGATTTTATACAAGGAGAGCCTAAATGGTTACAAACAGAACTCGTAGAAGCTCTATTGTAGAGGCTCTTACGGATAAATTAAAATCCATTAGTTATACTAATGGTTACTCAACAGATTTAGGTGAACAAGCATATCCTAAAATGAAATTCTGGGACGAAATTCAAGAGTTTCCTTGTTTATGCATAGTAGCCGGAGCAGAGTCTATCATTCACCAAGGTGGAGGAATGAAAGACAGATACTTAGACGTCACCCTTCGTGCATATGTGAATGAAGAAGACTCAACTCTTGCTCTGGAGAGATTACTAGAAGATGTCGAATTAATTCTTGACACAAACGGCAGGTTGGCATACGTCGACTCTTCTGGTAATATCGGATATACAAGAGATATTATTATAACATACATAGATACAGATCAGGGAGCTCTCGCACCACTTGGCGTTGGAGAGATGACCCTACAG